GATTGGTTCACCACAAAAATATTCTAAAATTGTTTTAGCAGAAGAAAATATAACAGATATTATTTCTATGACAGATAGTGATGGAAATACTTGGTATGAAGTTCCATTTTTAGCACAAGATACTATTTTTTCAGAATTTCAGAATTTAGCTGAAAATGATTCTTCACTTGTATCATTTGATGCAACCAATCCATATATTATGAAGAGATTAAAAACTTCTAAGAGATTTAGAACTTATGTAAGATCAGATAGCAAAACTGAAGTACGATTTGGATCTGGAACACAAGTAGCTCCAGATGAAGAATTAATTCCTAATCCAGATAATGTAGGTTCAAATTTACCAGGTAGTCCATCAAAATTGGGAATTGCATTTGATCCAAATAATTTTACAAGTACAAGAGCCTATGGAGAAGCACCTTCAAATGTAACTTTAACTATTACTTACGCTTATGGTGGGGGGTCTGCTCATAATGTTAGGTCTGGTGATATAAATTCTTTTTCTAGTAAAGTTTTATCACCATTTACTGCTAATTTAAATAGTACTAAGTTAACTAGAGTTAAAAATTCACTTAATTTAATTAATGAAGAACCAGCTTCTGGTGGAATGGATGCGGAATCTGTTGAAGAGATAAAACAAAATGCACTTGCTTATTTTCAAGCACAAAGTAGAATGGTGACTAGAGATGATATAATTACTAGAATTTATGCTTTACCTGAGAGATATGGTAATATAGCAAAAGCTTATGTTGTACAAGACGAACAAATATCTTCTACAGGCAGTAGTAGATTTATAAATAACCAGTTTGGATTAAATATATATTTACTTGGATATGATAAAAATCGTAAATTAACTAACTTAAATGATGTTAGTAAACAAAATTTAAAAACGTATTTAGGTAGATTTAGAATGTTAACTGATGCTTATAATATAAAAAATGCTTATATTGTAAACATCGGGGTAAAGTTTGATATTTTAGTAAAGCGGGGATATAATAAAAATGAAGTTTTATTGAGAGCAGTAAATACGGTAAAGAAGTATTTTAATATTGATAGTTGGCAAATTAATCAACCAATTGTTATTGCTGAAGTACTTGGTGTTTTATTGAAAGTTGAAGGAGTTCTTGGAGTAGAGAAACCAGCCGGTGGCAACCCACTAGGTACCAATATTGTTTTTGAAAACAAGTATGATACTACAAAAGGATATTCTGGAAATGTATATGATTTAACTGATCCAATGGTTATGAAAAATGGTATAATATATACATCTAAAGATCCTTCTATTTTTGAAGTTAAATATCCATCTACAGATATAGTTGGACGAGTAATAGGAGATGTACGATAATGCATTATTTTGAATATGCTTCAGCAGACGCTACAATATATGAGGGAACAGTAACTCAATCACAAAATACTGGGTTAGATGAGATATTAGAAATAAGAAAGGACACTAATAGTAATGCTAGTATAACAAATGTATCACGAGCTTTAATAAAATTTGATTTAACTTATATTTCTGAATCAGTACATTCTGGACTAATGCCATCGTCATCTACTGATCCAAAATTTTATTTAAATCTCTATGATGCTAATTCATCTAATTTAACTACTAGCCAATCTCTTAAAGGATATCCAGTAAGTCAATCTTGGACAATGGGTGAAGGTAAATTTTTTGATGACCCTAAAGATACAGAAGGTGTTAGTTGGAGATATAGACATGGACAAACAGATACTACACAATGGATAAGTGGTAGTAATGATGTAGGTGGAACTTGGTATACTGGAAGTGGATACGAGGCTTCTCAATCTTTTGAATGGGAAACATCTGATATGCGAATGGACGTAACTGATGTTATATGGAAATGGTTAGATGGTACAGTTCCAAATGAAGGTTTTATGATAAAAAGAAGTGGAAGTATAGGTAATTCTGATTCAAATACAGCAGAAGGAAATACTACAAAATTAGGACATTTTGCATTTTTTAGTAGAGAAACAAATACAATTTATCAACCTAAGTTAGAAGCCGTTTGGAACGATTCTATCTGGGCAACTGGTTCTTTAAATCCATTAGTTTCCTCGGATTTAGAAGATTTAGTAGTTTATATGAAAGGATTAAGACCTGATTATAAAGAAACTTCAAAAGTAAAATTTAGACTTGTTGGTAGAGAAAGATATCCAACTAAAACATATTCAACTTCAACTGTTTCTGATAACGTAACTGTTAAATATTTACCAAGTGCTTCTTGTTATTATCAAATAAAAGATGCATTGACAGAAGATGTAATGGTACCTTATGGGTCTGGTTCTTATTTATCAAGCGATAGCTCAGGTAATTATTTTAATATTTGGTTAAATGGATTACAGGCTGAAAGATTTTATCAAATAGAGTATAAGGTTATAAGTGGGAGCGGTGCTAGTCAAACAGTAAATTATTACGGTGGCGATTTTAAATTTAAAGTGAGCAGATAATGCCGTATACAAGAGAAGAAGCTTCACATACTGCGTTCGTTCGTAGAATAATGAACAAAGCTACAGTAAAGTATTTAGGAAAAATAGAAAAAGTTCTTACAGATTTTTATAATAGAAAGAGAAAGATTGAAGGTTTAACCAAACCTGCTATTATAAATGAACCACCTACAAACTCAAATGGTAGATATATACTGTATCAAGATATTGATACTTTAGAGTACTCACAAGGTATAGAGTTTGATGGAGGAGTTTGTAATATGATAGTATCTTCTCCACATACTAGAAATTTAGCAGATCCTATACGTGTACGGGATATTATTGATACCAGATTTCTACAGGTTGATCAAATAGTTACAAGAGAAGATATGGAAGCAATAATAGAACAAAAAGAAGCAGGTTTACTTGGCGACAATACAGACGATAACGCAAATAAAAATACAGGATACTAAGTTGGTAAATTAGATGAGTTTTTTATTAAAAAGTAATCAAAAAAGTAGGGTCAATCTAACAACAGAAGTTCCAGATCTTAAATTTGGCACGACTGTTGATGATGGGGGAGGGGAGATTGGACAAGATTTAATACAAAAGGATTTTATATTATGTAATGCTATTCAAAATAGTTTTGTTACATCACAAAAAATTCCAATGAAGAGTGTAGTTGGAACAACGTATCCAGTAAATTTAGCAGAAGAAATAAATGGTAAAGGATTATCTGGCGGCGATGTTATATTAGAATATAATTATTTGAGATCTGTAGCTGGGAGTTATAAAAATGTTTATATTGATAGAAATTCAGAATTATATTTTGGACCGGTTGTGCCAAATGATGGAAAACTTTATAAGAATAATGTACAAGTTAAAACTGCTTTATTAACACCTATAGATGACGATAATGAAACTCTAGGACAAGATATATCATCAGAGCAACTTATACGAAATAGGTTTACATATGAAATAGCTGGAATATCTCCAAATAGAACGGAAATAAAAGTACGATTAAAAGATTCTTTAAAAGATAATTCATATTATAAAGGTCAATTTAATGAGTTTAAATCTGACATTGGTGATAAAATAGATTATAAATCTTCAGATATTTCTTATGTTGGAAGTGAAGGTAGTAGTATTATTTATGGTAGAGAAGATAATATGTTTAGTTCACTTTTGTTTACATCTCTTGTAGATAGTGCAAAATTAAATGAAAATAAACTATTTGTTAATATTCCAAAGTTTTTTATAACTTCAGAAAGAGAAATTTCAACTGTAATAGTTACTAAAGAGTTTTATCAAGAACCTATGCCGACATATACTCCAACTGTACAACAATCTCAAAATTCTGAATTTGGTCAATGGATTTATTTTACAGATTATACTGGTGGTGGGAATAGTGAATGGAAACAGATTGCAGAAGGATTATCAACTGATATATCTGGGAATCCAATATACCCAGTTGCATTAACCAATGGAATGCCATTAGATATGGCTGCCGATAGTGAAAAGTTAGCAGATAATACTGGAGTCAGTGTTACAGGATCTTTGATCCCACCATTACCAATAACTGAAGCTAATCCAGGTATTGTAGCACACGACGCAGACGTTGATAACAAACACGGACCTGGGAAAACCAACTATATATTCTCGTTTAGTTTTTCTACCGCTTATATTAATTGGTTTAATGATAATGTAGCTGGAAAGTTTTTTCATCCTACATATGGTAGTATGATGCCATTGACCAATCATCATAGCTCTAATTATACTAGATCTATATTTGGGTATATAGCAGATAAATATGAGGTAACAGTATCTACAATAGAAAGTGATATGGCTATTGCTACATCTGAATTTGATGAAAGTGGTTTAACATCAGAAATGTTAAATACTTGTTTAATAGACATAGCATCACAGTACTTGTATGTTGATAATAATTCACCAACTTATTATAGAGATGTAGAGCACACTGAGACTATCACTGAATATGAATATGCTCCATTTAGATCAAAATTAACAAATTATAAATTACTAAATGCTGGAGTTCAAGATATAGGACTGCCATATGACGGTCCTGTTGATTGGGTAGAAACCTTTTCAGTAGTTGATAGTCCAGAAGAATATGCTGAAAAATATGAAATTAATTATGAATCTTTAAATCCTGATATAAAGGAAATACAGTTTGTATCACAAAAAAGAAATATTTATGATTTATCTTATTACGCATTAGTTGGAAGATCAAGTTTACACCTTATTATAAATAAAATGGGAGCTTCCCACGACATGATGCTTTTAAAATTTCTTAATCCATTATCTAGGAGTGTTAGATTAGGAGCAGGTATATTTCTTGTTAGAGAGGTTATGAGTCAACAGTCATATGATATTAATTTACAAAATTGGATTCCACCAGTATTACCACGCACAATTTTAAAATTACCATCAGGTGGCGGTGGAAATTCTAATGAACCATATGTAAGACCAAGATCTACAGAATATCAATCTTATGATGATTTATTATTAGTTAGCAGTTCATTATCTAAGGAAATAGAGAGAGATATAGTAAGTGGATCTATAAATGAAATAAGATTAAATATAGATTATTCTAATTCAGATAATTTTATTAAATTTAGTTCTGCTAGACGTAGATTGGAAAATTTTAAGACTAAAGTAACAAGCTTAGAGTTATATGATGCTTATAGTCAATCAATTGCAGGGACTTATTATGATACTGGTTATTTAGGAAATGCTGCAAATACAGTGATAGAAAATGCTGGATCAGATGTTAGAAAATGGGAAATTGCTAGTAGTGAAGTTATAAATAGTTTTGATGGATATGAAAGATATTTGTATTTTGATAGCTCTTCATATGTTTCTAGTAGTGCTGGAGTTTTTTACGATGCATCATGGCCTAAGACATCTAATATTAAACCATATCCTTTATATGAAGTTTCATCATCACAGGGAGTTGAGTGGTATAATTTAAATCATGCAAGTGCGTCTAATTATGATAGAGAAAATCTTGATAGATTAATATACCATTTTCCCGATCACATGAGAGATGATTTAGGTAATGAAGACTTTTTAAAATTTGTAGATATGTCTGGACATCATTTTGATAATTTAAAAAATTATTTAGATAGATTTGGTCAAATTTATGAGATTGATGAAGACTTGGGTAAAGGATTATCTAAACAACTTATTTATACTGTAGCGAACAGTTTCGGTTGGAATTTACAAGGTGGATATGATTTAGCAAAATTAGATAAATACTTTTTTGGAAAATCTGTAGATCCTGTAAGTAAAGAAACAAATATATATGCTAGTGCTTCATTGGAAGATGTTTCACGAGAGATTTGGAAAAGAATTATTGCAAATATGCCATTTTTCTTAAAATCAAAAGGAACTGTTGAAGCATTAAGAGGATTAATAAATTGTTATGGTATTCCATCTACTATATTGAGAGTGAGAGAATATGGTGGACCAACTATTACAGAAGTAGAACCTATATATGAAACAAGTAGGAAATTTACTAAGGCGCTAGATTTAAATGCGGGATCATATGTTTCAAGTTCATGGACAACTACACTCGGACTTGGTGGTACAGAGATCCCAAATAGTACTGAATTTAGGTTCAAAGCAGCTTCAGCTTCTAATATGACTATTGTGCAAGGTGGTGGAAATAGTGGTAATAATTGGGGTATTCATCTAAGAGATAGTGGAAATAATACTGGTAGGTTGGTATTTAGTTTATCTGGGTCTGTTGGGAATGATACGAAAGTTCCAAATACTGAAGGATGGGGATTAGGAACAGGAACTTATGTAACTATGTCCACTTCTCCATTACAAGTATATAACGATGATTTTTGGTCTGTTCTTTTAAGGAGAACTAGAACGGCACATGATGAATTAATTGGAGATGTTTTTAACACAAGTAGTTTTGGTGAATCTACATCAAATACTGGATCTGGTACTGACAGTTCACCGTTTTTTGCAACTTTTAGTGGGTCTAGATCTGTACCATTTGCGTGGGCATCACACGGAACATTATTAATTAATAGTGCATCAGCTTATACTTACGGTGATTCTACATACTCATTAAAGATGACACAAGTGACTGCTTCACAAGGAATGCAAACATATCCACAAAGAAATCAACTTAATATTAACGGGTTATCTGGAGTAAGTATTGCAGATTACGGTCATCAGGATGCAGCACAACAGACTCACAAGAGTGGAGATGGAAATAATTATAGAGATGCAAGATTTGTTTCTGCTTCAGCGGGCAATACGTTTGAATTTTCAGTATATGCAAGAACAGAAACTGGAAATGCTACTGTTAGATTACAAGCTACGGAGTTGATTGAAGATGGTAGATCAGATACTACTCATGTTAGTGATTATGTTGGAATAAATACAGATTGGAAAAAAATATCACATAGGTTTACAGCCGAAGGTTTAAATACAAAATATGTTTCAATAGGGCTTGGTATACGGAAAATATTCGGCGCTACTGGAATAAATTCTATTAACCCTTCAGTATATTGGGATAATGGGTCATTTAAACAACTTGTAGATGCTACAGTAGGTTCTTCTGATGCATATAGATACGAATTGATTGCAAAACAGTGGGATGGTACTCGTGATACGTTGCGTGTACAAGATAACGTGACAATGGATGTAACTACTGCATTTTCAAGTTCTTTTAATAACAGTTATAATGAAACAGGTTCGTTATATATTGGTGGTTATACAACCAAAGATTTTGGAGGTCAATTTAGTGGATCTATGATGGAGTTTAGGTTGTGGAAATCAGATTTGGAAGAATCTGCGTTTGATAGGCATGTAGAAAATCCACAATCTTTTGTAGGAAATAGTTTAAGTGCTTCTTATGAAGATATAGCTTTACGATATAGTTTTAATGAATCAAAAAACCATAGCAGTGATACATCTGTTAGAGATACTTCAACTGATCAATCTATACCAATTACTGGTATAGCTACTGGTTTTGCAGATGCATCAAGTTATTCCGATGTAGTAGATAGAACAAAATTTTTATTACCAAAAATAGGTGGAATTAGGACAAGTGCTAATAAGGTAAGGATCGAGAATGCTGTACATATTGATAGGATTGGAGAGAATATAAATTTAAGCCCAACGGAAAGATCTGAAATTTCATCTTATGATAGATCTCCACTTGATTCGAATAGAGTAGGAGTATATTTTAGTCCAGTAGATGTTATGAATCAAGATATAATTAATCAAATATCAGATTTTAATTTTGATCAATATCTTGGAGATCCAAGAGATGATGATAAAGAACAATATAGAGATTTAGAATCTGTAAAATTAGAATATTTTAAAAAGTATACTGGAGCTAACAATTTTTGGGATTATTTAAGATTGTTAAATTATTTTGATCATTCATTATTTAATCAATTAGAAACTTTATTACCAGCAAGAAGTAAAGCGGTTGTTGGAGTATTAATAGAACCTAATATATTAGAAAGAAATAAACAACCTAGAAGTTATCCAACATATGAGGATACGTCATTTGAAATAACTATTCCATTAAACGAACAAGATGGCGGATATATTTCACAGAGTGCGGAGAATAATTATTTAGAAGTTGTTAAAAATGTAACACATCTTGATAGAGAAATGGATGAAGATTCTTCATATGATTTTGATAGTGAAAATACTTATTATCAAGCATCTATAACCGAATCTATTTTAGGTAAACCATCACTGAGAGATTTTAACAGAGTTGATAAACTTGGTTGGGTTGGTAGAAATTATATTACATCTAGTTTTACTCTTGGAGGTCCAGTTAGTGTTTTTACAGAATCAATTGGTATGATAGATAATCAAAGAGTTTCTACGTTTAATAAAAAAAGATTGTATATTTATAGTAGTAAAGAGGAATTTCTACAAGGGAGTGCAAGTTCTGTTTCCTTCGTAACCTCTAGTTTTGAAAAAATAACGGAACATTCAACTGGATTACGTAGAATTAATTTTGAAGGTAGTAAAAATACAAATAAAACAGCATTACCAACTATAGATTCAAATGGTAATCAAACTTATGATGCAGTCACTTATATATTGACAAATCCATATACGTTGGTTAGTGATGCGAGAGAAAGTGTACAATTAAGAACTGAGTTTGATTTAGGAAATGAGAATGAATAATAAACTTAACTTATATATATTTATAGATAATAAAGGTTATCTATGATATTTTATCATAATCGGAGAATTTAAAAAATGGCGTATTTGAATAAAACATCTCAAGTATTAAAAGCAGTTCTTACAAATAAAGGTAGAGAAAAGCTAGCACAAGGAAATTTTAATATTACTCATTTTGCATTAGCAGATGATGAAATAGATTATACATTATGGAATACAGCACACCCATCTGGGTCAGATTATTATGGAACTGTTATAGAAAATTTACCGTTATTGGAACCTGTTCCAAATGAAACAAGTGTAATGCGGTATAAACTTTTAAGAGATACTACACACCTAGATACTTCACAAGGATTTAGGATGGCTGTAATTGATGGTACGTTTAATAATAGGGTAACTACTAATAGCGGAATTTTAGAGTTAAGTTGGAAAAATAATAGTGCTGTTGGTACTTCAGATAGTTTACAAGCAACTACATTAAATTTAAATGCTAATGCAGGACCTGAAGGATATAGTTATACGTTGTTAAATACAAATATAGCATTTTTATATCTGGATAATAATATAGCAACAGGGGGTAGATTTCAACAAGATACTGCACAATCTTTAAGATTTAGAGCTTCTCAAACACTTATTGCGCCAGCAGGTAATAGTACTATTAAAATCCAAGCTAAAAGAATCTCAGAAACTCAACACGCATCAAAGACAACTTGTATTGTTACTGGACTTACATCCGGAGCAACTGCTGCATTAACAATTCAAGTAAATTATAGAGGAAATGAATAATGGCGTTTTTGGATAAAAGTGTAAGTGTATTTGTAGATGCAGTTTTAACTGAGCTAGGAAGACAACAATTGGCAAGTACTGGTAATTTAAATATAAGTAAATTTGCATTATCAGATGATGGTATAGATTATAAACTTTTTGATATTACTAATGCTCAAGGTGATTATGATAGGGTAATTTTAAATATGCCATTGTTAGAAGCAACTACACGAACGGTGGCAGTAACAGAAGCTGGTACAGATGCAGCTATGAAGTATCCATTGGTAGATGCATTAGATGGCACAGTTGATTCTGTAATTATAAGTGGAGTTCCAGTATCAACAGAAACGGTTGGTTCATTTGATTACGTTGTTATTTCACCAGTTACAGAAAATTTAAATGTAGATGAACAGTATACTTTAACATTAGCAGATGATACTTATGTAGATGTTTTTGCAGAGGGAGAAACAGTAAACGTTACATCAATTGGTCAAGAATTTGACGAGGATAATTAAATTATGGCAATAAAAACAGTAACAGGTAAAAAATTTATATTAGTAGCTAGACCAGGTATTAGTAATAATCCCAGCTTTTTTCCGCAAAAAGTTGCAAATATTTCAGGACATGGAAATAATTCAGGTAAGGAATTTTCATTGAATGTTAAAATAAACGCGGGTATGCAAAAGGCTAATATAAATGGCCACACTTTTAATGCAGATGGAACGTTGCTTGCACCACCTCCAGGTCCACCACCACCGCCTGTAGATCCACCTGTATATCAAAACCCAAATACCACAACATCAACAACGCAACAACAAGATACTGGTGGTACCTGTTTTGTTGGTGGAACACGTATTCAAGTACCGAATGGTATAGAGTATATTGAAAATATTGAAGTTGGTGATATTGTAAAATCATTTGATGTAGGAACAAGCTCAGTTGTTAATTCTAAAGTAACAGAAACATATGTTCATAGTGATAGGTATTATATGATTATAAATGGAATTATTAAAACTACTTCAGTCCATCCATTTTATTCTGATGGTAAGTGGATAGAAGCTGGAGATTTGTCAATTGGGGATAAAATACTTCATGTAGATGGATTGGTACATACGATTAAGACAATTGAATTAAGTGATACTCAAGTAACAGTGTATAATTTTGAAGTTGATGGAACTCATAATTATTTTGCTGAGGGGTATTTGGTTCATAATAAAGAATGGACTGATCCTCCTGAATGGTAAGGTAATAAAATTTTGAAATTTAATAAAAATAGGAGAGTTTAAAATGGCAAATTTTGAGCAAGGTATAGGATCTGGTGTATTTCAACTTTTGGATCCAACATCGGATATAGTATCTAATAGAGTTACTACTGTATCGAGCGGTATATGGTCTAATGGAGGAACTAGTTTAAGTTCAGGATCATCAACGTCAGGATTTTTTCAATCTAATGTACAAAGTGCTTCAAGTGGTGAGTATTATGTGGACGTTCATCAGGAACAATCTGCTTCAACATCTTCAGAAGTTCAATTTAGTGTAGCGTTTGGACATTATGCTGGTAGTGGTTCTTTAAATGCCACTATTGGTACAAATCCATCGTTAGCTATACATTCACAATTTAAAAATGTAATTGTTTCTCCTACTAAAGAATATTTTCAATATGGAGCGTCTGGTGCAGAATCTAATATATCCGCAGCTTATTTTATATCAGTAGCTAGAGCGCGTATGAGAGAAAAAGTAGATCCAGGTAATTGGGAAATTAGATTAGCAGGAATGGGTCAAGATACTTTGAATTTAATTGATGATAGTGACGCTACTTTAAATTCAAGTGTAGCTAAAGGTACTACGTATTTTAATATTGTAAGTGGTAGCATTTCAACAGGTCAGTCAGTGTATCAATTGGATGGAACATCTAAACAATATTATGGTAGATTTTATCCATATTTAGGCGTTTGGGTATTCGACGGTGGTCAACTTGATAAGAATCAAGGAGCAACTCTAAAAGGTATAGATTTAGGAGGCGCGTATAGTGTAAATACTGATGATGCTAATCACTTTAAACTTTTAAATAGATTAAATAGTGGTAGTGTTGGAGGTTCTGGATATTTTCAAGCAAGACGTGAAGAGGATATTAAGTCGACTCATTTTTTCTGTAGAGTACATAATGGTAGATACAATTTTAGTCAAAATCCAACTTATTATACTGGAAGTGGAGATTTAATAAATCCTAACTTTGTGACAGATCCACGAACATATATAACTACAGTAGGATTATATAATGCTAATAGTGAATTGTTAGCTTTAGCTAAACTTAGTAAACCATTTTTAAAGACACCAGCGAGAGAAGCCGTAATAAAAGTAAGACTTGACTTTTAAGTGAGGTGAGATTATGTATAAGCCGATTGGAGAAGGCAATGCTACAATCACACCGTTTAAAGTATATAAAGAGTATGAGTTTACGGATGCTGATAGTGGAAGTGGAGTATTTACATTAGAAGCTACTAGTGGCAGTAATTATAATTTTAATATTGGCACTGCAGCATCACAATCTATTGGTACTTTAAATGAGTTATCACGATCATTAGGTTATCCAAAAGATACTTGGTATAGTGTAGGTACTTTTTATAATATACCAGTATATAATTCTATTAATCACTTATATTATAGATTTGAAAGTCAACCAGATCATGAATGGTTTGGTTTC